AAGCCACCAAGGCAAATTCTCTTTTTTGTCTATTAAGTCTTTAGGAGTAAGACTATTTTTTAAATCCTCCTCAACTTTTTCCTCTCCACCAAGCCACCAAGGCAAATTCTCTTTTTTGTCTATGTTGAATTTGTTTAATGTTTCTACAAGAGTAGTAAGTGTTTTTATGAATTCTATCAGCTCCGGCAACCTTTCTTGTGCAATGGCGCGATATAACGCATTAAAAGCATTTGCTAGTTCACCCGTGGATTTATTAAACGCCTGAGCGACTTTTACGTCTTCGGCACTTACTAACCCTAGTTCTTTTTGTCTTGCTAGGTCTTTCAGAAAAACGTCACTACCCTGACCAATAAAAGCGGTAATTCCTGCCGGTATCCCTAGTTCTTCCTGAGCCCATCGTGGGCCTTCTATTGGCCCTAATCTTTTTATGGCGTCCCCAATTTCAGGCAAAAGTTGCACCACCCGCTCAGGTGACGTATCAAAAAGTTTTTTAAGTGTTCTTACTGTATTAGCAAATTCTTCAGGAGCGACGCCGAAATTCTTAAGGGCTTTACCCCACGCGTCTAGTACTTCAGTACTCAGCCCTAGTTCTTTCGATGCTAAGGCCAATTCTGATACACTAGAGATTGCGGTACTAAAGCCACCGATGACAGCGCCGACGCTAAAATAAGCGGCCGCTACTCCTGCTAAAGACTTTGCCAGCCCTAAGAAAGCGGTGTCCGTTTTCTTGGTCTGTTCTTCTACAACTTTGAAAGTCTCGCCCGTTTCGCCCGTTTTCTTTTTAACGTCGTCCACTTCTTTTTTTAACTGGGTAGAGTCGGCTTTAAAAAGTAGGGTAAATGTTTCAAAAACGGCCATTATTTACGTCCCTTTTTACCGGCGTCATAGATCGCTTTATTTTCGTTATATTTTGATACGGCGATAATCTCGTACATATTTTCGGCGTCTTCCCACGTGTAAATTGTTTGTAGCTCATGAAGCGTGGCGTATTTGTGCGCGATGATCGTACCGATAAGCGCGTCAACATTCGGAAAAGGTAACGGATCAGTTTCAGACTCAGGGCAAAGGCGGGGGATCTTTAACTTTGCCCGGGTTTGAAAAAACTACAGTTATACTTCATCATTTCCTTTTCGATTTCCGCCAGTACTTCCCAATCTCCCGCGTGGTTGTTCACAAGCTCGCGTGTGGTAAGTTTCAGTAACGCGCCACCGTCGAGGTTAACCGCTACATAACACATCATTTTAAGCATCATGGCTTCGTTTAGCTTATAATCTCCACCGGCCATCCCTGAGTGCGAATAGTTAGAGACGATCTCACGACCTTCCACAGCGGGGAATTTATAAAGCGTAAACTTCTTGCCTCTGATCTCTTTTTCAATCGGGTGCAGCAAAGTTAACCACCTATCCTATTTTCAAATGCGAATGAATAAGTTTTTGATTTCAATCTTGCACTACTGGCAACGCTACTAGCGACGGGGCCGTCAGTAATTGCGCCGTTCTGCAGTATGATGAAATTACCGGCTGGATAGTTTACATTCATAATCAAAACGTCACGCGCTCCAATTTTCCCACGCCCGACCCGATTTGCTTCTAACAAAATCGCAAGGTTAATATCCGCAAAACTCCCAGGGATAACAGAAACGTTTATTATGATCGGGGTGGGTTTTGACCAGATTATCAGATCGCCATTAAGCCCCATCGCCTTATCCGCGATTTGCAAATTGGTTAAGTCCGTTGGGTCGGTGTCGTCAGCGAATTGATCTATATACAAACCAACGGGGAAAGTTTTTGATGCTATGATGTTGATCGACAGCCCAAAGCCTGAAATATTTTGCATTTCGTTTTATCCTTAAATCAAAACGTGCGTGCCTGACACAAAATTAATGACGTCATCTTTGCTATAAACTAGCGTGTACTTCGCTTGATATTCGATACCGACAACCACAATCACACAATTGACCCAGTAGCCGATGTCTTGGACTTGATGCCACGCATCCGGATCATTCGTTACACTAGTAACATACATTTGCTGTGACGTGGTAAGGGTTTTATTAACGCTGATCGTGCCGTTATTTAAAGCTTGATTGATAACACTTTGAAGCGTTACTAGTATCATTGACTGACCCTGAAGATTAGCCGGTACTTGAGTCGACGCTAGCAAGAGTGTCATCACGGCTGCAGTCGCTGCGTCTTTTAGCCAAATTTCGTTGACATAAGTCGTCATGCTTAATGGACTTGTGGGGGTACCCATCATAACGCCAGTTTGGTAAAAAGCGATTTGTACGCCCGCTGATTGTGTTTGACCGTAATAGTTAATGTCTAACAGGTCATACGCGTTAGCGTCTGAATCGTCCGTCACGCTAGGAGTTAACCCCGTGAAGGTTTGAAACATGTAATTCTGTACGCTGTTCGGGGATAAATAGTCCGTTGCAGCTTCGATCATCATCGGGCACATCTCTGGGTATTGTAACGGGCTTAGCGTGGGGCTAAGTGTTAAACAACATCCTCCGATGTCAGCTAACGCGACGGACCAGGTGTTAGCATTTGCAGCCGTCACCGCAATACTATAAAGATAGAGATTATTTAGGGTTTGATTCCACGTGGCCGCCTCGGTAACTTGGGACAAATCTAAGGCAAGATTGGTTAGGAAGGTAAACGATCCGAAATTATTAGATATCTCGTTCGAGGTTGTGAGGGTCCCTGCGATAGTTTCCACAGCTGAACCTGGAGCCCAGATAGATCCGGGTGTGATTGCGCCGTTAATATTAACCGATTGTGGCACCCAGCCAAGTAAACCCGCGCCCGTGATATCAGTACCACCCCCACCGACAGCCACCGAAATAATCGCGTCACCTGTTGCACCACCAACTAGATCAAATCCACCCGAGCCGACATCAAAGGTAACCGTGGTCCCCGTCCATAATGCGCCGCCGCCCATATTGGATTGAATCGCGCCTTGAATTAATGTCGCGATGTCGGCGTTTGAGGTAACAGCACTAAAATCGAGTCCGCTTAGCGTATACGTAAAGGCACCCATGGTTAGGATAAAAGAGCCGGATGTAATCGCCGTCCAGTTTGTATAGACGCTTCCAGTTTTAGCCGCCGCGTAAATCCGAGGAGCCACAGCAACATTAACCCATCGGGCGAATTGAATCGAGCCCGCTTGCGTTAATGTTTTACTGATAAAGCCAAAGTAGAAAACGGCGCGTTTATATTCTTCAGATGCGGTACCGAAATAAGAGCCGACCGCTTGCGCACTATCAAAAGATATAAAACTTTGAGGAGGCACGAGGTCGTTTGCAGTGAAGAATCGACCCACTAAATCCCGCGTTGGTACTACCGAACCGGCCCCGACTCCAGACGTAACGTCAACGTAACGGGTGATATTTATCGACATAACTTAGTCATCCTTAAACTGGGTAAATACCATATTGGTATGTATCTATAATTGGGGTCGTTGATAATCTATCATTCAAGTATATCAGAGTAAAATCAAAAGACGGTAAAGCTTCAAAATTATCGCGGTCGTCGGTAAAATAAGGATTTGATACCCCTTGTACCCTTAGTATGCCCACTCCCTGCGCGTTTAATATAGATCTAGTGTTATCGCTTTGCATGATACTAGCGACCTCATTAGCGAGATCTGATGCGGTATAACCTGGCGTTTTAACGTTTTGAAGGACCAGAGCTTGCACCCTGAAAGTGGTCTCGTAGTATTGTCGTTCATGATGGACCATCCTACTCGCAATCGGATCCCATTCGTCCGAGCGACCTAGAAAACCATATCGTACATTATGCGTCTTATAAAAATAAACTGTCGGGGCTGTGGGTATGCCCTGCTGCGTGGGTTGATTTGCTTGTTGTACTACCACGGTGCTAAAGCCGTCGGCGATAAGTCCGGCCTGGATGATCGGCAAAAATAGTTGAATTAGGGTGTTATCGGTTTGGCTCAATTTTCATCCGTCCCTAAAAAGTTACCATGACCGAAGTTCTGATAGTCGTTAGTTGCGGGGACGGTACCAAATCCCCAAATCCCTTTTTGTTCGATATCGGGGCCTATGTGAACACACAAAACGCCTTTCCACCCATCGAGCGCATACCAATCGTTAGCGGATTCGACTTGGAATAACTGACCCTCAAAAGCGACTTGGTCGGCTGTTACGTCTCTGTCTAAATCGAGAAGGTCATGCGAGGTGTAGAAAGTGTAATAGTCTTTTTGGAAATCTAGTCCATGTTGCATGTATAGATTACGTGGGACCGGCTGCCAACTTCCATGAATAGTTACGCCCGGTTGATATGTAGTAACGTCTTGGCCCAGATCATTAAGAGCGCGACTAGCAAATTTGTAGTATGTAAGTCCCTGACGGGCTACCATCGTTAACGCCATTCTTAATAAATTTTGTCCGGGTATATTCACTATTCGGACTCCAGGGCACTAGTAACCGCGGCAAACATAATACCGGTATCAATAAGGGGCTTAGTGAGTGTTTTAGTTACTTTTTTCTTAGTTAATTTATGTAATCGATTAGCAATTGTTACAGGAGATAAAGGAGGCGATACCACGGATTCAATTGATTTTCTCACATCCCCGGCTGCGACTTCCCCAATTTCTTTAAGAACCTGAGTTATATCAGTGTTACCCATAACTGCCTCCCCCGCTCCCCGCTCCATGATTTTCATCCACTTGGTGCGGTTATTTGCAATCGCCGGGCCCATAAATGGGCGCGCAGGTATGTGAAGATGTGGAGCGCCATATTCATTTTGTGCGGCTACCGTTGCAATATATTCGCCCGTGTCTTCATATCGCTTATTTTCAACCCATCCCACACGCAATACTTTATCGGTATTAAGCGCCGCGATGGCTTTGTCAAGGTTAATCAAAACATCATTGAAAGTACTGATAGCCATACGGGCCCCCGTATCCACGGAATGCGGCTAAAGTAGGACTACCTCCGATATAATACCCACCGGCTGAGTTGACCTGCAGCATGGCCCATAGTTGTTGACCGTAGGGGCTGACCTGCATCCACCACTGCCATTGATTTTTCAATGGGGGTGGGACTGTGGTAACTTGCACCTTATCAATTGTCGCGGCCGTCATTACATAGGGTACTTGTCCCTCTGCGATAAGCCCCGAAATATAGACTAGGTGCGCCGTCATCAAGTTTAGCCCGGCTTGGCGGGCATCACAACATAGTGGCCCAAAGTTCCCCACGTCGCTCATGTAGTAAGTCGCAGTGGTCCAAAAAGCTTGCAATGTAGCCATCGGATAACGATGGAAACTAGAATATGCCGGGCACTGCGCCCGGAAAAGCGCATCGTCATAAGTCAATATCGCGGGGCAAGGGGTTGTCATACCATGCTACCAAAGGCGCGATAGGTATTCTCGGCCCCCTCGACTTTAATATAATCTTTGGGCGTTTTAGGTGCAGATCCGTCGGTGTCGTTCATATCGCGCTTAACGGTCTTTTCTGGGTCTTCTTTGCGTTTCATAACGCGGATAAAACCCTTTTTAATGTGCTTTTGAAAAGTGGGCAAACCCATCAACCATTCCATATCCTCATCACTTTCCACACGGGTAACAACGCCCTCAGGTGTAATAAAATGCTTATTTGCAAGACCATGACCGCCTTGGATTACAAAGCGCTTTTTGATCACATTGTGGTTTTTATTGCAGTTGTTATCGAATTCGACATATTGGATCGAATTCGTATGTGTGGATGTTACATAATGGGTCATGGGGATAGCTCCTTAAATCGACCGTAAGTTATACCGTTTTGGTACTCGGCTGCCAAGGCAAAGTATAGCACCTATACTTAAGCTATCAAAACATCGAGGGCGAGATTATGGACAAGAAAAAAGGGTTTTTAATACACCTGATCCCCTATGTTATCGCTTTCGCTTCGGCATTATCGACCGTAGTACCACACGATAGCGACGATCCGATTGTCCAAACCGTCAAGGTCATTAGTGATATACTCGCGTTAAATGTTGGCCACGATCCTACAATGCCATCTATCCCTACATGCGAGGCCCCGAAATGACAGATCCGTTTACTAAAGCCTATAACGATGCGATCAAGCTTCTTAAAAAGCATGAGAAAGAAACGCAGGCTATTATTTTAGCGTTAGCTTTAGCGGCTGCAGGTGCGGGGGTTGTGGTTATGACTGAATCAGAGCCAGAGCTTTAACTAGACAAAGCTCGCATAAACCAAATCGCATATATTGCTTGTCGATATCGCGCACGTACGGATATTCAAACCACACGGTGAATGGTACGAAATTTGAACATTCAAAACATTTAGAATTAGGTTGATGCGGGGCTTGCAGCTTCCTCACGGATATCTACCTAATAGTAAACGTCGAGCCATATTACTCGCCCGATCATGACCTACCTGGTTTGCCCACAGGCTATCAAGTAACTCATTTGATGCCTTGGTATAGTCTAAGACTTTAAGAGCGGCGATCATGTCGTTAAATTGTAGAAATCTCGACATGCCAATATTAAAAACCAATTCGATTAAGACGCCTTGCCGTACCGGATCTAGTTTAACAAACCATAGATATTGAGAAAGTTGGATTGTTGCGTTGGTGATGTCATTTGAAAGTAGAGTAAATGCCTCATCATGACTTATTCCCACGTCATCGAGGTTACGCCCTACGCCGATTGTCATTTTCCCGACCGTGTCGAAGTACGGTTTGAGCTTTAACCCTTCGTGCAATGTAATAATCGCGGAAAGTTGATCCATATCTAACCCTAAAAAGTAAAGCCGTAACGCGCAGGGAAACCACACATTACGGCTTGTCGTGTACCATTACATCTAAAGTCTAACAATACTCAACCAGGGTTTCAACCCCCTTGAGTATGGCATCGTTCCACGTGGGGCGCAATGGGTTGACTTCTTTTACCCTGCGCTGTTACTATTCGCGTTTTTAGGAGAAGTTATGGATATTAAAAAATGTAACAAATGCGATACTGAAAAGTTACGATCTGATTTTTATAAAGCCAGCAAAGAGCCTGACGGTTTGATGTATACCTGCAAAACATGTATTCAAGCAAAAGATAAAGATCGGCGTCTAGCAAATCCTGAATATGAGAAAGCGCGACATGCTAAATATTCCAAGGAAAACAGAGAAAAACTTACGATTAAAATGAGGATGTGGCGCGAAAATAATCCTGAAAAAGTTAAAGAAACTACAAAGAGGGGATACCTAAAAAATAAAGAAATTGAAAATGAGAGAAGTCGAGAATACTATAATGCCCATAAGAAAGAAATAAGTGCTCGAGCTAAATCATATAAACTAGACAATAAAGAGCATTTAAAAAGATACAACACGGAATATGTCGATAAAAATCGTTCGAAAATTAATGCGCGTAATAAACGTAATGTTGCGGAAAAACTAAAAGCCACCGTTAAATGGGCAGATTTAGATAAAATACGAGAAATCTATATTGAATGTGCGAGACTTTCAAAAGAAACGGGGATAACCCATCATGTTGACCACATAGTACCTTTAAGGTCTAAGCACGTCTGTGGCCTTCATGTCGAGCATAATTTACAGATCTTAACTGGGGCTGAAAACTTACTTAAGAGTAATACTTTTCAGCCCGGTTAATCTTAGTTATTAATCAAACATTATACCATCTTGTCACAGCCCATGGCCGTTTGACCATAATCCCAGCGGTCGCGTTAGTATAGTCTTCTTCATACCCTTTAGTAAGTTGCTGAACTCCAAGTACTTGGAACTTAGCGGGTACTGGTTGAATGAATGTTTTACCGCCGTCGGTGCTCATGTCATCGATCTGATCTGCATACAAGTAAAAAACATTATCCCCTGCGTTAGCGTTGTTCAACTGAGGAGCTGACACTACGCGAATGCGTGGGTAAGCTTGACGCATCCAATCGCGAACAGAAATACCAAAATCTGAAGTAGTAGCGAGATAATCCACGGCGTCGGTTGCGACAGCTAGGGTTAAGTCGACTTCTTCAGGATCAATGATATCTTGTGATTGAGTGCGCAAGGTTTGCACGGCTGTCAAAATGTCGCGTTGGATTTCTAGGAAAGTTTTAACGCTCCAGGTGTAGCCCGCGATTCCGGTAGCGACTTCTGTATAAGCTAATAAACCAGGATCATTAAGAAAACCGTAGGTATTATTTGCGCCAGCGTTAAAGCCGTAGAAGCCGATCGTGTTACGTTGGATTTCAAGAGACAAAGCGCAAGACTCGCGTTTCATTCCTGAGTCGTTTACAAGCATACGCGCGGCGCGTGCTGCTTCTAGGTTACC